GGTCGCTCACGTTTCCCCGCAGGCCGCTCACGTCGCCCCGCAGGTCGCTCACGTTTCCCCGCAGGCCGCTCACGTAGCCCCGCAGGCCGCTCACGTAGCCCCGCAGGCCGCTCACGTCGCACCGCAGGCCGCTCACGTCGCCGCTCAGGCCGCTCACGTTTCCCCACAGGCCGCTCACGTCGCCCCGCAGGTCGCTCACGTTTCCCCGCAGGCCGCTCACGTCGCCCCGCAGGTCGCTCACGTAGCCCCGCAGGCCGCTCACGTCGCCCCGCAGGCCGGTCACGTCGCCGCTCAGGCGATCATGACACCCATCGATTTCCTTGCCGTCCAAGAAATACCAACATCTGTTTTTTGTCTTCCGCAGTGCTTTTTTCATAGCTCACTCCTGATTTGGAATCTCAGGATGCGCCGATTGATCGGAATGTCAATGCTTTTTTTGCCGGCATTTGTTGACTGACAATCTTCATGTGGTATTCTCCGCTTCATAAGGGAATTATATATTTGACTCCCCAAACCGAAACACGTAGAATTTGCGTATCGGCAGGGAGCAAGCCATGTCCAAATCCACCATTTCCACGTTCCAGCTTTTCGAGATGTTCCCGGACCAAGAGACGGCCCGGACCTACCTCGAAAGCCGCCTCTGGCCGGAAGGCCCCAAGTGTCCGGTGTGCGGGCTTGGCGAGCGGATACAGAAAGCGCGGCTGTAACAATTCGTGAATACGAAGCTATTGCGTATAGGCAGAAATTGCGTATTATATACCCATGGAACGAAGCAAACAGTGCGGCAATCCCGCCGTCGCCTTGGCCTTTAAGGAGGCTCCTATGCTTTCGTTCCCCGTCACCCTCAAGAACAATCCTGCTCGCAAGGGCGAGCTTGCTGCCCGCAAGCAGTTTTTTGGCGAAAACCGCCGCTATGCGGTTGCGCCGGTCCACACGCGCTTCGACATGTTGGAGTGGTTCGTGTGGGACGCAGAGCACCCTCTGTCCGACCTCAACCATGCCGAGGTTATTCGGCAAGCCGAAACTCTTGAAGAGGCCCTTAGGGGCCTCTGATCGGAGATCAGATGAAACACAACAGCACAGGCCCGGCCTGCAAGAAATGCAACGACACCGGATTCATTGCCATCTGGTCACAGAATGGAAGATACGCGCATCCGGGTCCGGTCTCGGATGATGCGCGCGGCTATGCCGAGGCGAGGTGCTTTGAGTGCCTCGCGAATCCTGGCGGTTTTGATGGCCCCACAGGAGCCGAGTGATATGGCGGTCATCACCCATACCAGACGGGCCACCGAAGCCGAGCTTGCCAACGAAATGGATCGGCGAAGGGCTGTGATCGAGCGCCTAGAGCAGAAGATAGCTAGGTCTGATGCGATACTGAAGGACGTGCGGCGGCTGCTCGTCCGCTGCCATGATCGGATCCACTCGTTGCCGCGCACCTCCGACACAGAACTAGCCACAAGCATTGGGCAATTGCTAGGGCGGATCGCCTCTGAGTTGGGAGCGCCGCACAATGATTGATACGGCAACGATGTTGCGTGAGCAAATTTACTCGGCCGTTCGAGCTTTCACTTGCGCGACGGTGGCGGAGGCAGAGGCCGCAACAAAAGCCATTATCAGGCTGGTAGACAACGGTCTGCCTGATGATGGGACCTGCGTTCGTTGCGGTGCTGCGCCGCGCGGCGAAACTGGTTTATGTGCAACTTGTCGCGACGAGGATACATGTCGCGAGCGGCGATCATGACGGCAAATCAGTACCGATCTGTACTTGATAAGCTTGGCCTCACTCAGGCGGGCGCTGCCGAGTTCCTTGGCGTATCCATCCGAACCAGCCACGGGTACGCCAACGGCAAACCGATTCCAGAGGGATACGCCAAGCTCTTGCGGTTGATGGTTCGCCTCAACTTGAAGCCCGATGATGTGAAATGACTACGTTTCACGGCCAAGGGAATCAAGTATATAATTCCCCTTCATAAGCGGAGAGAACATAATGAGAACAATCTTTAGCGTGTTTGGAGTGATGGCGATTATCCCGCTTGCCTTCGTCGCCGCGATATGCCTTGCTATCGCGATCCCGGTAATCGCCCTCTTTTTGGCGATTGTCATCCTGATTGAATATATCATCGATCTGCCAAGGAGGCTACCAAATGACCGGAATCGGACATAATTCAGAACTGCAATCGATCGTTGACCGGATCGAGCGGCTTGAGGAAGAACGACGCGGACTATCGTCTGACATCAGATCTGTATTTGACGAATCCAAAGGGAAGGGTTTCGACATCCCGGCGATCCGGGAAATCCTCAAATTGAGGCGCATGGATGCCAAGAAACGCGAGGAACTTTCCGCCATCGTGGAAACATATAAAACTCAACTCAAAATGGACCTTTGACAAATGAACAAAGAATATTTTGAGTTCCTGGCATCGAAGCAGCGCCGCGCACCTATGCGTGGCCTTGACAACCCGCCGGAACTGGCGGCGCATCTATTCGACTTTCAACGCATGTCTGTTGACTTCGCCTTGCGGGCTGGCAATGCCGGGTTGTTTCTTGATACCGGACTTGGCAAGACTGAATGCCAGCTCGAATGGTGTCAGAAGGCCATTGAGGCGACAAACAAACGCGCCCTTATTCTTACGCCATTGGCGGTTGCCGGGCAAACGAAACGTCGCGCCGATAGGTGGGGCTACGAATCCCGCGTCATCCGCGACCAATCGGAGGCGAGGGACGGGATCAATATATGCAACTATGACCGCTTGGGCAAGCTCGACACATCGCAATTCTCGATTGTGTCACTTGATGAGGCGTCAATTCTTAAATCCTTCACCGGGAAAACAACCCGTGCTTTGATTTCCGCATTTGCTGGCGCGCGGTTCAAGATGGCCGCGACGGCAACGCCAGCTCCAAACGATCATATGGAGCTGGGCAACTATTCCGAGTTCCTGGGAGTGATGGCGTCGAATGAAATGCTGTCGCGGTTTTTCATCAATGACACGTCTTCTGCCTCTCAAGAATGGCGACTTAAAGGCCATGCAGTCTCGCAGTTCTGGGATTGGATGGCGTCTTGGGCCAGAATGGCCGAATTTCCATCCGACATCACCGGAAACAAGGCGGATGACGAGCGCTTCACGCTGATGCCGTTCGAGGTTCATCGCCACAGGGCAAGAGATAGCCGAATTGATAATGAGCTGTCCGATATGTTTGGCGCGCCGTCGCTGTCGGCCACGACGCTGCATGACATCAAACGTCAAACAACTGCAGCTCGGGCCGAAAAAATGGCAGAAATCGTTGGCAATGATGCCAACGACCCGTGGATTATTTGGTGTGATACGGATTATGAAGGTGATGCGTTGAAACGCGTTTTGCCCGGAGCGATAGAAATACGCGGATCTCAAAAAATCGAAGAAAAAGAAGAACGACTTGCGGCGTTCGAGAATGGTCAGGCCAAACACCTTATCGCCAAACCGTCGATGTGCGGATTTGGCCTCGACTGGTCGCATTGTGCAAGAATGGCTTTTGTGGGAAGGTCATACTCCTACGAGACTTGGTACCAAGCCGTTCGAAGATGTTGGAGATTTGGACAAACGCGCAAAGTCATTGTGCATCTGATCGTCGCCGAAGGCGAATCTGAGATCGGTCGCGTGATTGATCGTAAGGCAAACGATCATCATCGAATGAAAGCGTCAATGCGTGATGCCATGCATCGCGCTCTTGGACAATCTACGGAAGTAAAAACACCTTATAATCCAACCAACATAGCGAGGGCTGCGGAATGGATTTGCGCTGTTTGAATTCAGAAAAGGGAACAAATTGGCAAGCCATTAATGGGGATTGCGTTGATGTGATATCGCAATTGCCAGATGATTCCATTGGGTTTTCTGTTTACTCCCCGCCGTTTGGTTCCCTATTTGTGTATTCCACAAGTGCGGCGGATATGGGTAATTCGACTGATGATGAATTCGCAGATCACTACGGATACCTTGTGAAAGAGAAATTTCGGGTAACAAAGCCGGGACGGCTAACCGCAGTACATTGTTCTGATCTTCCTATGACAAAATGGAAGGATGGCGCGGTTGGAATCAAGGATTTCTCGGGAGATATTATCCGGTTGCACGAAGAGGCAGGATGGATAATGCATGGCCGTCGCACTATCTGGAAATGCCCTGTAGTCGAGATGACACGCACGAAACACGTAGGGTTGCTTTACAAGCAACTGCAGAAGGACAGTTCAAAATCAAGGGGTGGAATGCCGGATTATCTCATTACATTCATAAAACCAGGAGAAAACACATCTCCAATATCCCATACACCGGAAGACTTCCCGTTAGAGCAATGGCAGGAATGGGCTTCGCCAGTGTGGATGAGCGTCAATCAGTCGAACGTCTTAAATGTCAAGATGGCACGCGAAAATTCGGACGAACGGCATTTGTGTCCGCTCCAACTTGACGTGATTGAGCGTGCTCTTGTGATGTGGAGCAACCCCGGAGATGTTGTCCTGAGCCCATTTATGGGGATCGGATCAGAGGGTGTCATGAGCCTGAAACACGGGCGAAAGTTCTTTGGGATCGAACTAAAGGAATCCTACTGGAAACAAGCCTGTAAATACCTCAAGGCCGAGGAAGGCCAAGGCAACCTCTTTAGCGCGGCGTGACAGTCATGAATTACGACACCAAAAGCGATACGGATTTAAGAAACCAGACGATGAAGGGGAGCGCCGCGCTACTGGCGCTTCTTGAGCGGCATCACCCTGAATATAGTCCGAACTGGAATGGCAGTGTCATTCGTGAAACGATCATAGCCGTTCCCGATGCTACGGCGGAAAAATCTGAACAGGATGAATTCATCGTTCTTGAGATACCGGACTTCCTGCCGAAAAATCCCGAGAGACGTGCGTTTCCTATGAACTTTTGGCCGATTCTAGAAAAACCTATGCCGAGCCTGAAGCTAATCTTTCAGTGCGTTTCCCATCATCTCAATGTCGGAAAAATCGACATTATCAGTGAGCGCCGAACACTCAATCTGACATATCCGCGTCATCTATGCTATTGGCTCATGCGGTCGATGACGACGAATTCGTTGGCAACGATCGGCCGGTTCCTAGGCGGTCGCGATCACACGACGATCCTGCACGGGTGCATGAAAATAAACGCTCTTGTCCTCTCCGGTGACAAGAAAGTCATGCATGACATCGCCTCGATCAAGAGGATGATCGAATCCTCATTGGGAGAATGAAATGGTCACGCTTTCACTTCCGTTCCCGCCATCGCAAAATCGCATCTGGCGACGGTCAGGCACCCGCATACATCGCAGTACGGAGTATAATTCATGGGAGACAGAGGCTATCGCGGTTTACCATGCACAACGCAAGAACGCTGGCGAGCCAATTTTCGGTCACTTCACGTATCATATAGTTTTTGACGAAAAACGCCGCAAGATCGCTCGCGACGGTGACAATCGCCAAAAAGCCGTTCTTGATTTCCTGCAACACGTAGGACTGATCGAGGATGACAAATTTGCTGATGCCGGGTCATGGTCATGGGGTCCGATTGAGCATAACACCTGCTTTGTAAGGATTTATCCAAGGAATTCAAAATGACCAAAAATGACGGCTGGATTCAAACCTATACCGGAAAACGGTTTTACCCACTAGACCCAAATCCTGATGACATTGACATTGTTGATATAGCCGCCGCGCTATCTAAAACGTGCAGATTCGGCGGGCACACTGTTATGTGGTATTCCGTGGCGGAGCATTGTGTTCACGTCGCCCGCCACGCCGCGCCGGAGTACAAGCTGGCGGCGTTACTGCATGATGCAAGCGAGGCTTATCTAGTCGATGTCCCGCGTCCAATAAAACCACTAATCACAAATTATTACGACATTGAAACAAAAATTGAACATGCAATAGCAAAAAAGTTTGGGATAACTTTTCCCCTGCCTGAGGCCGTAAAACTATTGGATAGCCGTATCCTTTCCGATGAGCGCGACCAAGCGATGAAACCCACTGATTTTAGCCATACAGAATGGGGAAATATCCTTGTCCCTCTTGGGGTTAAGCTCAATTTCTGGGGTCCGGGAGATGCATCAATGAGGTATCTGGACGCATTCGAGCGATACAATGCAATGTCCACCAGCAGCAATTAAAAAATGGAATTAAATCAGATGGCTAAGGCGTGGATGCCTCTTTATGTGGCAGATTATCTGGCAGATACCATGCACTTGAGCGCGACGGAGAGCGGGGCCTATCTGCACCTCATCATGCACTACTGGCAGACGGGGAGCTTGCCTGTCGATGACGCCGGACTGGCGCGGATCGCGAGGGTCCACCCGCGTCACTGGCCGCGCGTCAGAGGTGTTATAGCACCTTTCTTTGGTACACCGTCAAAGGGCTCTTTATGGACACAAAAACGTGTCTCTCTTGAGCTGTCAAAGAACAAGGAATTATCCAACAAACGCAAGGGTGCCGCTGAGCAAATGCTGAGAAAACGCCGAGCAAGTGCTGAGCAATTGCTTACACAATCACAATCACAATCACAAAAAGAAGAAATAGTAGGGTTGGGTAGAGCGCGCGCGCGCGAGGATGAAACCGTCGATCCCGGCAAGCTGGCCGATCGGCTGGCTGCAATCTGCGGGTTCCCCGATCCACAGGGCTGGCCGCCGGGCTGGTGCGGCGCGACGAATTGGGTTAGAAAGTGTTTGGCGGATGGATGGGAAGCGGAAATTATGGTTGACGCAACGATGGCGCTTGTGAAACAAAAGCGTGATGGTCCGATTGAGCATTACGTATATCTCGAAAAACCGCTAGCCCGCGCGATGGCACGGCACCGCGCTCCCCTCCCGAAAGTCCAGATCATCGATGGCGAAACAATCCATGAATCACGATCCGCAAAATCCCTCACGGATGCCGCGAGCCGGATGCAACAATCTGGATTCCAGCTCGGACCAAAGCCATCAGGATTACGCGCTGACGCGCGCGAAACTCCTGTTCGGTTGCTACCGGAAAAACGAAGCGAATGATCCTGAAATTTTCACGGCGGCTGTTGCTGGCGTCCTGGCGGACTATCCGCGTGAGGTGATCGAGTACGTTACGGACCCGCGCACCGGGATTGCGCGGAAATCAAAATGGATGCCGAGCGTGGCGGAAATCTCAGATGCGTGCGAATACGAAAAACAATTCGGAAAATTCCGAAGATTTATCGGATGCGGCGTCGATCCCGTGAAGCCGACTGAAATAACCGGTAGCCCAGAAGTCTCCGAGCGCGTTAGACTTGGCCTTGTTGATTTGGCAAACAAGCTCCGAAGCGTGATGGTAAGCTGATGGCGAGACGGGCGAAAAAATCGAACCCGTCGCCACCGCGCGAGATAGGGTGCCCGACCGTTGAGCGCATCATGAAGTCGCGGGGCGATTACGATGTTGGAGACGACCAGCAGGGCGCGCGGGTTTACACCTTCCGGGATTCACCGTTGGATCGTCTGCGGGCGTCCGGTACGCTTTCCGAGGATCAGTACCAATCTCTGATGTTGTTCCGGCGGAATTGGTACGTCGCTGGCATGGCGGGGCATGTGAGTGCAATCGACCCCAATAGGGTATCGGCCCCGGAAACGGCTGGCTATGCCTTGATGCCTCGCGGCGAGGCAGCGGCGGCTGCCCGTGAGATTTACCGCAAATCAGTGCAGGAGATAGGCTTGGAAAGATCGGCTATTGTAGAGGCCGTTGTGTGCCGTGAAATGCCATTATACGCGGCTGGCGCTCGATCTGGAGTGTCGGAAAGGACGGCATCTAAGGATGCCAGGGTTGTTTTGAGGTGTTCCGCTGATAAGCTGGCGATGCTGTACGGTATTGCGTCTAGAATGTGTGGATAACTAAAAACACACTTGCGGAGCTTCCGCAAATGTGATAACGGAACAAATACTAGGAATTGTGTCTCAATGCATGATATTATTCACAAAGACGCTGCGGACCTGAGGATAAGGACTTTGTGGCGCGAAGTCATCATGCAGGCGGTGCGCGATGCGTGTGGGGTCCGTGTCGACAGAAGTAAGACAACATCAGAGCATGTGAAAAACGAAGCTCGGGCGTGGCTTTTGAGAAACTCGCGTGATTTCCGGGATGTGTGCGAGTACGCCCAAATATCGCCTGATGTGGTGCTTTCGGCCGCAAAGACCATGGCCGATGGTGGGTGGGTTGTCCCTAAGGGGTATTTTAACCTGAATTTCCACTATTTTGATGGTGGACAACTCAAGAAAAAAAGGTGCTGTCCTAATTAGGACACCGGGCCCGGAATTAGGACAGCACCGGCTTTCCCGTACCCAGCGCCTAGACCTAGGCGAGAATGATCGCGGCATTTGCGTCGATGCTTAGTGCAATGTCTTGGATTCCTAGACGGAATCCAAATTTTGCTGTATGAAAAGCACAGAGCGACCGCATCCCCTTGCCAAGGTTCAGTCGGTCGCCCTGCTCTTACGCCCTCATTACGATTGAGGGGCAGCTACTGCACCACACCTAGCCGCCGCTGGCGGCGGTCGCTCCCGGTTGCACATCCGCTCGATCAGCGGGTTCGCGATCGTCAATCCGCATGGGGGCGCGGCATGACGGTCATCGCCGCGATCGCATGGACGACACTCGCCGTCGCCGTTCTGGTCTGTCCTCGCGATGGCGTCTGCGGCGGCAGCGGTTGCGAACGTCGTCCCGCGCGTGACGGTGATGATTCGGAAATCTTTGATCCTCGCGGCCGCCATCGCGATTGCCATGCGCTGCGCCCCGACGCAGGGCCACCCGAGCGATCTGGCCTCCGCATCGTCAGAGGCTATACCGACCTCGATCGCGTCGGATGTGTGACCATCGCGCGCGAGCTTCCGCGTCAGGTTGATGAAATTCGCCGCCGCGCGCCGCTGCTTTACGTGCAGCGCCTGCAATTCGTGGATGATGCCCGGCCGCGCTGCCGTTGGATGCACGCGATACCACGATTTCACGGTGTCGAGCCGGACGCCTAAAAACTCGGCGGCCTCCCGTTGAGAGAGGCCGCAGGCGTCGATTAAAAGGCGCGCTGTCATCAGTCGTCCTGATCTTTCTGCATCGCGGAGAAGGCGTCGTCGGTCATCACTCTGATGTTGTCGTTCTCCCAAAAGCCAGACTTAATCACTCGCTGACTGATGTCTTCCTCGGCTCCGTCGGGGTCGTCTTTAATCGAAAAAATGACAGACCGAGTAAGCCCGCTGAAGCACGCAGAATTTCGAGAAAACTTGCTGACCCAAAGTTCATGGCCGCCGCCGTCGGCGCGCCGGATTTCAAATTCGTGGCCATCGTAACCGAGAAGCTCGCGCGCGGCCTCTATCGCGGTAAGGCCGCTCGTCGAATTTCCGGTGCTGCCGCTGTAAACGGTGAAGGTGGTCATCGTCGTCGGGCCTCCTTGCCCCTTGCGGCGGGCTCATCCCGCTGCGTTTGTGATTTGTATAATACACTAATCGTGTATTTTAACAAATCACGAAATGTTACAATCACGAGTCCAAATCCTCTCCATGCTCTGCGAGGGGAGTTCAATAGGATAGGTCTCGATAGTCTCGCCTGCCATGTGTAGGACGAGCATTCGAGGCCGCCCAGGTTCGCTTGGGCGGCTTCAGCGTGCCGGCATGACGTGTCGTAAAACCCGAGGGAATCAGACAAAGGCGTAATTTCCTCGGCCGCATTAGCAGATATACATCAAATGAGTATAAGGTAGGAAAATGGCAGGGCCAGGAAGGCCAATAGGCTCTAAAACCAAAGAAAAACCGTTTCTGGAGGCGCTTCGCATCGCGCTCGCGGAAGCGGGGCCGGATCACAAGGCACTGCGACGGATCGCCTGCGCGCTGATCGAAAAGGCCGCAGGCGGTGATATCCAAGCAGTCAAGGAAATCGCAGACAGGCTCGACGGCAAGGTGCCGCAATCCGTCACCGGCGAGAATGATGGACCGATCAAGATCACCTTCGAATGGATCGAATCGAAAGAGTAGTCATTGACTATTCGCCGCGCCCGCAGTTCCAGGCCTTTCACGGACGCAAAGAGCGATTTGCCTGTATCGTGGCTCACCGGCGGTCCGGGAAGACCGTCGCGAGCATCAATGACGCCCAACGGGGCGCGCTGCAATGCAAGCTGGTCAGGCCGCGTTATGCCTACATCAGCCCGTATCTTCGGCAGTCCAAGACGGTGGCCTGGGACTACCTCAAGGCTGCGGCGAGGCCGATCCAGCCCTACGGGGCGACGATCAACGAGGCCGAGCTGCGAGTTGACTACCCGAATGGGGGGCAGGTCCGGCTATACGGTGCGGACAACCAGGACGCGCTGCGGGGCATCTATCTCGACGGCGTGGTACTCGACGAGTACGCGGATATGGACCCGCGCGTGTGGCCAGAGGTAATTCGCCCCGCGCTGGCTGACCGGGGCGGGTGGGCGGTCTTTATCGGGACGCCGAAGGGCCGAAATGCCTTTTATGACATCTGGACCAAATCGCAAGATGACCCAGATTGGTACTCGACGATGCTTAAGGCATCGGACACCGGGCTGATACCGGAGGCCGAGCTGGCTGCAGCGCGCCGGGACATGAGTGAGGATCAGTACGCGCAGGAATTTGAATGTTCGTTCGACGCGGCGATTGTCGGCGCATATTACGGCAAGATCATCGGCCAGATCGAGGCAAACAAGCAAATCACTGGCGTCCCGTACGAGCCGACCGCACAGGTATGGACGGCTTGGGACTTGGGGATTCGGGACGCGACCGCGATTTGGTTTGCCCAGATCGTGGGGCGGGAAATCCGCATCATCGACTACTATGAGGCGTCAGGCGTTGATCTAGGTCACTACGTCCGCGAGGTGCAGGGCAAGCCGTATCAGTACGCCGGGCATATTCTGCCGCACGACGCTCAAGCCAAGGAGCTTGGTACCGGCAAGACGCGGATTGAGGTGCTCGAAAGCCTCGGGATGCGGAATTTGACTATCGCCCCGATGCACCGGGTTGAGGATGGTATCAACGCGGTGCGCGTGTTTCTCCCGCGATGCTGGTTCGACAAGACAAAGACAGCGCGGGGGATAGATGCGCTCAAGCTGTACCGATCAGAGTATGACGACAAGCACCAGGTGCTCAGGCCGCGTCCAGTGCATGATTGGACCAGCCATGCCGCCGATTCTTTTCGGTATCTCGCGATGACAATAGACCGCCGTGCGATCAGCACCGGTTTTGATCGCAAATTGCAATATCCCAAATTGGGATACGCATAAGGATTATGAATGCCAAAGATGAATAGTTCCGAACTGGCTGCGAGACTATCGAGCCAGCGGGCATCCGCTATCGCATCCCAGTCAGCATCGGGCATTCCGGCGCAACGCGCTGATGCCACCGACTATTACATGGGCGATATGTCGCGCGACATGCCGACGACTGAGGGACGTTCCTCGGCGGTATCGTCCGATGTGGCGGACACCATCGAAGGCATGATGCCGTCGCTCATGGAAATTTTCGCCGGGTCCGATGAGGTGGTGCAATTCGAGCCGGTCGGGCCTGAGGATGTGCAGGCGGCAGAACAAGAAACCGATTATACCAACCACGTCTTCATGCAGGAAAACGACGGGTTCCTGGTGCTTTATTCATTCGTCAAAGACGCGCTACTCTCAAAAAATGGGTATGTAAAGGTTTGGTGGGAAGAAGACGAAACATCGGAGCGCGAGACATACTACGATCAGTCCGACGACGCCTTTGCGCTAATCATGCAGCAAGTCGCGTCCAGCGATGATTACCAGATAGTCGAGCATTCGATCAACACCGATGATGCGACCGGCATCACGTCTCATGACGTTACAATCGAGCAAACAAAGGATGCGTCGAAGGTTTGCGTCATCGGTGTTCCTCCCGAAGAAGTCGGGATCGAGCGCGGGGCAAGGTCGCTTCGGGATTGCAATTATTTTTATCACGATGTCCGCAAGACAAAAGAAGAATTGATCGAACAGGGATACGACGAAGATCAGATCACGTCATTGCTAGCAGATACCGGGCAGCGCGGAATTGAAAGCGCATCGCGCGACGCGACAAGCGGAGCCGGATTTGCGGGCGCGGATAAGGAAAGTCAACGACTCCTGATTACCGAGCACTACGTAAGGATGGACTACGAGGGCAAGGGCAAGTCTGGATTGTACCGCGTCACTACTGGCGGTGCGAACGGCGATGTGCTCAGGATTAATGGCAAAGACGATATTCAGCCGATCGATGTGATCCCGTTCGCGGCGATGACGCCTATCCCGATGCCGCACCGCTTCATCGGTAGATCAGTCGCTGATCTTGTCATGGATATTCAACGCATCAAGACGGCACTGATGCGCGGGATGCTCGACAACGTGTATCTGGCGAACAATCCGCGTGTCGAGGTCGCGGAAGAAAATGCCGGACCAAACACGCTGGACGACCTGCTTGTGCAACGTCCCGGCGGCGTGGTTCGAACAAAGCGGCTGGGCGGCATCCAGTGGCAGGTAGTCCCGAACATTTCCGGCAATCTATTTCCGGCCATCGAATACATGGACGCCACGCGCGAATGGCGTACCGGCGTAACGCGGCAAGGGCAGGGCATTGACGCCAACGCGCTGCAAAACCAGAGCGCGACGGCTGTAAGTCAGGCGTTTACAGCGGCGCAGGCACGACTGAGGCTTGTTGCTCGCATCATGGCCGAGACGGGGATCAAGGATATGTTTTCCCTGATCCACGCGACAATCCGCAAGCATGGCCAGCAAGCCAAGACTGTGCGCTTGCGAAATCAGTGGGTTCAAGTCGATCCGCGCAACTGGAAAACGCGAAACGATTTGACAATCAATGTCGGCCTTGGGACCGGCGGCAAACAGCAGCGGCTTGCGAGCCTTACCATGCTGGCCGGGTTGCAGGAAAAGGCGATGGCCAGCGGGCTGACGAATCTGGTTAGCGCCGAGCATCTGTATTCGACGGCGAAAGAAATCGTCAAAGCGCTGGAACTCAAAAACGTCGATGCGTATTTCAGCGATCCGAAATCGCAACCGCCGTTGCAGCCAAAGCCCGATCCGAAGATGATCGAGCTGCAAGCGAAGAACGAGATTGAGAAAACGCAAGCGCAGGCTGACATTGCGGTGCAGACACAAAAGACGCAAGCCGAGATTGCCGCAAACGAGCAAAAGCAAATGATCGAATTGCAGATGGCGCGGGAACTTCATGAGATGAAGATGCGCGAAATGCAATTTGCCTTTGATGCCAAGGTGGCGGAAGCACAAGCAAAGGCGTTTGCTGGCGCGGCTTCTGCGACAGTCGATGCGGTGCCGCAATGATCTACGGAGACCCATGGTACGGTAATGACCCTCTGCCATTGAGGGGCGGACCAGCCGAAGCTCCGAAGAAATCATTCTGGGATATGATCGCACAAACCTGGCCCGGGCGTATAGCTCAATCGGCCTACGAATCTGTCAGACTGCCCGGCGATGTTTACAGCGGCGTGACGCCGATGGCCCCGCCGGGATTACGCAGGGAAGATTTCACGGACGCTCCCGGATGGGAACAACCGAACGATTCGATCATCGGTAGGGCTACTGATCTGGCGGGTACGACGATGGTCGGCGCATCGCCTTTTTCATCCGGCAAAAATTCACTCAGGCAGGGATTTACAGTTGATTATTTTAATACCCCTATAAGGGTGCATGAAAACCCTTCTGCGAAAGAACTAGCCGGGATTATTAACAGAACAAAATATAAAGCCGTTCGCGCAATCGATGCTCCAGATAATACAAGATACGTGTGGGATGCTGCCGAGCCAGCGTTGCATGAACAGATGGCGAAAGTGATAGGTATCCCATTTGATAGGAGCAGGTCTTTCATGTTGGGGATTGATTGATGGTTGACGAATTCAAACTACGGACCGATGTTTCGAGAGCGACGAAGGCCGAAGTGTTGCTCAAGAATGAAATGCTTATCGAGACGTTCAAGACGCTGACGGACACGTATCTGAATGCGTGGCGCAACACGCATATCGAGGATGTGCAAGCGCGGGAAAAGCTATTTCTGGCGGTGAATGTTGTGGCCAAGGTGCAGGCGCATCTGACCTCGATAGTGACGAATGGCAATCTAGCCAAACGTGAGCTTGGCGAACTGGCGCAAGCGGATGCTCGCAAGAAACGCTACGGGATCATCTGAGGGGAAACATGGCTGGAATTTTCGTGCATGAGCGCGCCCGTGAGGCGCGGATCGGCATTGTGGTAACGCGCGCCGATGGAACGGTTGAGGACCACGGGACGGTCGCCTACTGGCATCGCAATCCGGTCAAAAGGCTGGTTTGGAGAATTCGTGAGCTAATCAAGAGGACATTCAAATGACAGCACGGGTACAGGACGCCGGACTGGCGAACATCACGACGGCGTGGGCGGCCTATGCGTCCTTGCCGAAATATATCCAGTGGGGAACTGGATCGGGGGCCGCGAAGACGGAAAACGTGGTGACGACGACCAGCACCACGGAAGCCAGAACGACCGGGACCGTGACGCAACAGACGACGACTGTCACCAATGACACCTATCAGGTGACGGGAACTGTGACAGCCGCAGGGACGCGAGCGATTACAGAGGTTGGCGTATTTGATGCAGCCGGGTCCGGATCGCCGCCTACTGGCGGAAACATGGACATTTACGGGGATTTCTCGACGATTAATCTTGCAACCGGCGATAACATCGCGTTCACGATCAAGGTTACGTTTTCCTGATGGCCTCAGTCGCTAATATCGTCCGGTTTCTTCCTGCCTCAGGTTCGACGGGTGATTTTGTCTATTCTTCCGGCGTGACCGGATATCGGACCCCGGTATCGAGCCCGGCGCTAACGGACGGCGCTACTTATCGGTATCGTGCCGAGAGTGCGGACCTGAGCGAATGGGAGATCGGCGAAGGGACGTGGACGACGGCGACGACGACGCTGGCGCGTACCACGATCATCCATTCGTCAACCGGAGCAAAGGTCAACTTCACCGTCGCTCCGAATGTCGCTATCGTCGCCCTTGCGGATCAATTCGTCAATCCGGCCGGGGATACGATGACCGGATCGCTTGTTGTGCCTAACGCATCCGGGATCAAGATCAAGGATACCGACGCAAGCCACACGCTTGGGCTTGTCGGCGGGTCGAATCTGACTGCGGATCGGACGCTGACATTGACGACTGGCGATGCGAGCCGCACGCTGACGTTGACGGGGGACTCGTCAATCGGCGGGACTGCTTATGTGTCTGGTGGCGCCGATGTAGCCGTTGCTGACGGTGGGACGGGATCAAGTACCGCATCCGGTGCGGCAACCAACCTCGGCCTCGGCACTGGCGACAGCCCGCAGTTTGCCGCAGTCAACATTGGCCACGCGACGGATACCACGATTACCCGTGCGGCGGCGGGTGATATTGCAGTCGAGGGTAACACGGTCTATCGCTCTGGCGGAACCGATGTGGCGGTGGCCGATGGCGGTACCGGAGCCAGCACGCTTGCAGCAAACGCGGTCCTTCTCGGCAATGGCACAAGTGCGCTACAGACAGTCGCGCCGAGCACGTCCGGCAATGTGCTGACCTCGAATGGGACGACGTGGACTTCTGCCGCACCCGCTGCAAGTGGGGGCAAGGCTGCCGATCAACAGGTGTTCACATCATCCGGCACATGGACCAAACCGTCTGGATTTGGCGCGAAAGCGTATGTATTGATTCAGGCTTGGGCAGGTGGTGGCGGCGCTGGCCGCGATACCGCCGGTGCCGCGGGTGGCGGCGGAGGCGGATATAGCGAAGCGTTTATTTTGTTGTCATTGTTGGGCGGGACCGAAACCGTCACGGTTGGTGCTGGCGGTACCGGGCGCACAGCATCAACCGGAAACGGCACAAGTGGCGGCAACTCAACAATGGGTTCTTGGTTGACTGCTTATGGTGGCGCGGGCGGCGGCGCCGGGGTACAAAGCGGTGGCGGCGGCCAACCTACTGGCTCTATTGCTGTTGCCGCAACGGCTGTCCCGGTATTGGGCGGGTTGGTTGTGGGTGATGGCAGCGCTTATTTAGTGGATTTAATCTGCCACCAGTGGGCTGGCGGTAACGGTAAAGCAACCAATGTGCTTGGATCGGCCAATGCTTTTTATGGCGGCGGCGGGGGGGGGCGATCAGGATCAACGGCTGGTGGCACGTCCAAATTCGGCGGTGCTGGCGGTGCCGGTCATGCCACAACGCCTAGTGCCGGGACACAACCGGGCGGTGGTGGTGGTGCCGGTGGTGCAAATGTTAACGGCGCAAACGGCGCGGCTGGCCAGGTCGTCGTAACCGTCTTCGATGGGGCGTAAGATGCGAAAAGCAATCGTTGAGGGTGGTCTTGTTGTCAATATAGCAGAGGTTGACATTGCGAGCGGGTGGAAACCGGCTAGCGGCATGCTGGTTGATGGTGATGGAGCATCAATTGGCGATACGTGGGATGGAACAAAGTTTATCTCTCCCGTAGTGCCAGAGCCACCTACGCCAGTGGTTGCACCAAAGACATTATTTGATGGCGCTGTCTTTCTTGCCCGGATCACGGATGCTGAATATGGTGTAATCCTTGCGGCGGCTTCTGGATCAATCCAGATCGCGCGCTGGCTCGACACGTTCCGGCTGCGCGGAGAAATCGACGTAACCGGATCGACGGCGTTGTCTGCGAAGGCTGGACTGGTCAAGGCCGGGTTGCTTACGCCTGACCGGGCCGATGTTATTTTCGCGACGGGATAACCAATGCCCGGCTTTGACGCTGTTGGACGGTGGGCGGTAGGCAAAGCCCCGAATCCTTCAGGCGGTGGGAGTTCTTACGAAGTCGTTGTTTCAGCGGTATCAGCCGGAGCTGTTGCGGTTGTAAAGAGTGTTGCCAAGTACGTTTCTGCGGCGTCTGCGGCGACTGTATCGCGTCTTAAATCTGTTTCTCACGCTGTTTCCGCCGCGTCGTCTGCAACCGTTTCGACAATCCAATATAAGGGATGGAACGTAGTCATAAGTGCGGCGGCATCCGTTGCCGCGAACATCGTTAATTCAATCGGGAAGGTAGTTTCGGCACTGTCATCTGGAGCGGTGGCGAGAGTGGTTGAAGTCGCCAAAATAGTATCTGCGGCATCGATCGGAGCTGTGAGCGCAGTCAAGTCCGTCGCCAAAACCGTAACGGCGGCTTGTCTTGCGTTTGTCTATTTCGGAGGGAAATCATTCGCGGTGACAGTGAATATCGCCTCGACCACGGTTACAAGCATCATAAAGTCAGTCAAAAAACAGATCGCCGTAGCAGCATCAATCGTCGCATCCGCTATCGCGCGATTACTCGACATGGTGCGGATCGTTTTCGTGGCGGAAGAAGATCGCGCCGTTACCACGGCGGGGATTAGCCGATCTGTCACGTCTAGCGCGGAAAGCCGAGTAGTGTACGTCACTGGCGAAGATCGAACAGCGGAAACGCAAGACTAGGGATGATTTGATATGCGCCTGAGCTGGCCGCCAAAGGACACGGACGAGGTTCTTGACTACATGGTCGACTGGTCCGATCGCCTTGATAGTGATGTGATCGCATCATCGGCATGGACTGTCCCGTCAGGGATTACGCAAAATTCAAACGAATTCGACGCATCAGGCGGCACAACGACGATATGGCTATCTGGCGGGACGACCGGAGAGACTTACGAACTTGTCAACCGCATTACAACGGCGGCTGGCCGCACCATGGATCAAACGATCCGTCTCAAGATCGCTGATAAGTAGGCGATCAAAACCAAGGAGCATTTATGTCTGAAATCAGCAACGTCGCCCCCGGCGACGGTGGCGGAATTTCCGCGCCCGTCGTCGCCCCGGCTGACAGCGGAGAGAGTTTTTCTTCCCCGTCTGCGGCGGCAAAGGCTCTATCAGCCGCGCGTTGGGCGAAGCGCAATGAACAGGCAGCCGCGCCGGTAGCAGAGCCAGCGCAAGCGCCGGATGAAATTCCCCTTCAAGGGGATAACGCCGACCCTCCAAACGAGGACCACGGCGACACAACCTTGGAAGCCGACCCGGCTGTTGCAGAACAACCGATCATCGAGCCGCCTAGGTCTTGGACGAAGGAAGCACGGGAACGATTCGCCGCCTTGCCTCGCGAAACGCAAGAATATATTGCCGCTCGCGAACAGGAACGGGATCGGGAAGTGCGCCGTAGTCAGAATGAAGCCGCTGAACAGCGCAAAGCCTTTGAGGCACAGCGTCAAGCGGCGGAACAGGCAAGGCTACAGTACGAACAGCAGCTCCCTGCCTTGATGCAGACTCTACAGGATCAGCAATTGGGTCAGTTCCCTGATGTGCGGACGATTGACGATGTTAATCGTCTGGCTCAGGAAGATCCTTTTCGATATTTGCAATGGGACGCGCATCAAAAGCGTATCGCCGCTGTAAACATCGAATTGCGAGGCGCTCAGGAACGTCAAGCGAAAGATATGGAAGCCCAGTGGGCAAACTATATCCAGAGTGAGAATAGCCTGATGGCCGAACGTGTCCCGGAGCTTGCGGACAGCAAGAAAGCTGCCGAACTGACGACGAAAGCGGTTGATACGCTTCGCGATCTTGGTTTCACAGACATGGAACTGGCTGAACTGGCGAGTGGACGGAAGGCAATTCCGATCTACGATCATCGGCTGCAGCTACTCATTCTTGATGGTGTGAAATACCGGGATGCGAAGAAAACAGCCTCAATCGCACAGCCAAAACCCGTTCCTCCGGTACAGCGGCCCGGCGTTGCCTCTCCCAAGGGCGCGGCGATGTCGGAACAAATCCAAGCCCTATCAGCGAAACTCGAGAATACCGGGTCGCTAAAGGACGCCGTTGCTCTCAGAGAATTGCAACTCGCGTCTCGACGCCGGTAAGAAAGGACTACTGCAATGGCTCTCCCGAGCAATACCTATGCCACTTATGAGGCGATTGGCAACCGCGAAGACCTGTCTGATATGATCTACAAGATCAGCCCGACCGATACGCCGTTCATCACGGCGATCGAAAAAGAAAAGGCAACCGCGACGAACCACGAATGGCAGGTCCAGGAGCTTGCCGCCGTCGATACGTCGAATGCGGTTCTCGAAGGCGACGACGCCACGACTGACGCGGCCACGCCTACCACGCGCCTCGGCAACTACTGCCAGATTTCTGACAAGGTGGCTCGCGTCACCCGTACCCAGAATCGGGTCAAGTCAGCCGGTCGCGGCGACGAAATGGCCTATCAGGAAATGCTGAAGGGCGAGGAACTGAAAAACGACATGGAAGCTATCCTTGTCGGCACGAATCAGGCGAAAAATGCTGGCGCGGACGCTACCGCCCGTGTCACGGCGTCCGTCCTTTCGTGGATCAAAACCAACACGTCGAAGGGGACCGGCGCTGCCGCCGATCCGACTGCGGCGGATGGTACTGGTACGCGCACGGACGGAACTCAGCTTGCGTTCACTGAGGCCCGTCTGAAGACTGTCCTTTCGTCCATCTGGACGCAGGGCGGCAAGCCTGACACGATCATGGCGAATGCCTTCAACAAGCAGATGTTCTCGACCTTCACGGGAAGGGCCACTACTTTTGAAGACGCGTCTTCCAAAAAGATCGTGGCGGCTGTCGATGTGTACGTGTCGGACTTCGGCAAGCTCAAGGTTGTGCCGAATCGTCGCGTGCGAACCCGTGATGTTCTTGTCCTTCAGACCGATATGTGGGCAGTCGCGTATCTGGATGAGTTCGTTTCGAACGCGCTCGCGAAGACCGGCGATTCGGATCGCAAGCAGATCCTTTCGGAGTACGCGCTTGTTTCGCGTAACCAGAAGGCGTCTGGCGGCGTATTCGACAACACCACGGCGTAATCAACTGGGGCGGGGTAATTCCCGCCCCTTTTTCCATTGTATCCTATAGGAGACTGATAAATGGCACTTCCGATCAATCGCCCGCTCGATGTCATCCGGGTACATGCTCACATGGCTGACAGTTCTACCGCTGGATCGGCGTTTACCGTCGCCCCGTGTCGCGGTCGCATTGTCAAAATGGGTTCCGTTATTCATGCCGCCGTCACTACTGCTGACAATGCCGTAACGAGCAAGATCAATGGCACGGCCATCACTGGCGGGTCATGGACTATCGCTTTTACCGGTGCAGCGGCTGGTGACGTTGATACCGCTTCGCCTACGGCGGCGCGCGATGTCAATGCCGATGATGCAATCGAGTTTATCAGCGATGGCGCTGGTTCCGGCACGGTCCCGACCACGTTCTTTGCCGACATCGAGGCGTACTGACATGGGCGGATACGAGAAACAGGATTCGTCCCGTCCCGGCACAACGCAGGTTGTGACGGTATCGGGTACGAGCGCGCGCATCACGAATGCGCTAGGCGGTCAAACATATCAGGTACGTGTTGTTTCGACCACGGCTTGCCACGTTCTTGTCGGTGATGGCAACATCACTGCAACAACGAGCGATGCGTATCTCCCGGCTAACATCCCTGAATACTTCACTTGTTCACCGGGCCAGAAAGTCGCGTTTATCCAGAACGCGGCTGGTGGCTCCGCCTATGTGACGGAAATGTCCTGATATGAGCGAAGTCCAGACGATATACCATTTCGATGGTATTGGGCATAAAAAAAACGTCACCGTCGAGCGCATTCAGGACGTTGAACCGATCCTTGAGAGCAACAAAAAGCTCAGGGGCGAAAAGCAAAAGAGCGATTGGGGACGGCATGTTGCCACCATCCCGAACGTTGTGCTTGAGCAATGGCTGAACGATGAAATCGCGCGTGGAAATACCACAATCAGGTGGGGTTCCAAGGAATTTGACGAACTGATCCATCGCAAGATACAGGATCGCGACTGGCTCTTTCTGCGGACGGACAAATAAATGGCCATCACCACGTATGCCGGGTTGAAAACAGCTATTGCTACGTGGCTGGCGCGCGATGACTTGACTGATAATATCCCGGACTTCATCGCATTGTTCGAGGCTACCGCTGCGCGGCGGCTGCGCGTCAGGTTGCAGAAAAAGACGATCACGATTTATCCCGATGCTGGCGAGGCGACTCTTCCTACAGACTTCGCCGGATCTGTGCGCATGGTGTTCAAGGGGGCGTCTGATAGCGTTCTTGATTACGTCAGCGCCCCGCAATTGGACCTTCAATATCCAGATTCCGTGTCGGGTACACCGGCCATTTACACCATTGAAGGAACAACGATCAGAATTCGTCCGGCGACTGACGACGAACTGGAATTCACATACTATCAGAAAACGCCAGCACTTGCTACAAAACTGAATTGGCTCTTTCAAAATCACCCTGACCTGTATCTGTTTGGGTCACTTGTCGAGGCCGAGGTGTTCAACAAAGACGCGGAGCGAGCCGCAGTGTGGAAGGGGCGGCGTGACGAATTATTCGAGGAGATCATCAAGCAGGATTTCAATGAGCGTCCGGCCATGGCAGTTTATCACACCGGGGCGACACCGTAATGCCTTTGATGCAGCTTGGTGAGTATAAGCCGGATGTGTCTGACTATGAAAGCCAAACGACAAAGAATATCCTGAACGTCATTCCGCGTGCGGACGGGTATGGCCCGTTCAACAGCTCGACGGCATATTCATCGGCTATTGGCTCCGCGGTACTCGGTGGCTTCGTCGCGTACAAAACGGACGGCACTGTTGCGATTTTCGCTGGCACCGATACGCGGCTCTACAAGATGAACAATACGGATGGAACATGGTCTGATGTGTCGTTAGGGGGGGGTGCTTATTCCGCCCTATCGGCTGGCGCGCTTTGGCAATTCCGTCAATTCGGTAATTACGTCATCGCCGTACAAGCGAATGTTGTCCCGCAGGTGTTCGATCTGACTTCCTCCTCCGCGTTTGCGGTTCTTGGAGGGTCCCCGCCGCAAGCGGCCTATATCGAGATTGTCGGGCGGTTCGTCGTTCTTTCAGGGTTGCCCGCATATCCGTATCGCATCCAGTGGTCAGGGTTGAATGCCGTAACGACGTGGGACGGAACCAATCTTTCTGACTATCAGGACTTGCCAGACGGAGGCATTGTGCGCGGCGTTGCCGGCGGCGAGAACGGAGTGATTTTCCAGGATCAGGCGATCCGCCGCATGAACTATGTCGGGTCGCCTCTGACATTCCAGATAGAGCGCATCGCGCAAGACAAGGGCATTTTTGCGCCGTATTCGATTATCAGAGGTGGTGACAGGACGTTCTACCATTCCGTGCAAGGCTTCTATGTGATCGATCCTGGTGCATATCCGAGAGAGATTGGCCGCGAGCGGATTGACAGGACTTTTCTATCCGATCTTGACAAGAGCAGCTTGCACCTGTTTTCCGGTGCGGCTGATCCTCGCGGCTCGCGTATCTTTTGGTCATACAAGTCAACATCCGGGGTATCCGGGAATTTCGACGGAGTGTTATGCTACGACTACGTGCTGGATAGATGGTCGAAGATCAATGTCAGCGGTGAGCACATTATCTCTACATCGCAGCCAGGTATTACTCTTGAGGGATTGGCTGGCATCTATAGCTCAATTGATGCGATGCCGGGTTCTTTGGACGATTACGCGACGAATTCGACGCCTGAATTGTCGTTATTCGATGCGGATCACAAGCTGGCGTATTTTCGCGGTCCGGCACTTGAAGCTACGGTCGAAACTGCGGAAATGGGCACAGATGGCAAGCGGATTTTCGTGCGCGGCTATCGCCCGATCACTGACGCAGCGGCGGTTTACGGATCGGCGTCATATCGAGAAACGCAACAGGCCTCGCCAGCAAGCACTAGCGAAGTGCTCATAAATGCATCAACGGGGCGCGTTGATCTTCGCAAATCGACCAGATATTCGCGCATCAAGTCGCGCATCCCAGCCGGGACTAGCTGGACGTTTATCGCTGGCATTGAACCGGACATCATCCAAGAGGGCATCAAGTGACGGTTCAAGTCGTTTCGACACAAGAAAGGGATTTGGCAAAATTCGCACTATCGATACAGCAACTCGCGGCGGGTCGGTCTAACGCCTCAGGGACGGTTACCCTGACCGCAGGGGCGGCAAGCACGGTGGTCACTGCACCTAATTGCAGCATCAATTCTGTGCCTCTGTTAGTCCCTACAACGGCCAACGCGGCGGCTGAAATAGGCAATGGGACGATGTACGCCGGTGCGGTTGAGGATGGATCATTCACGATTACACATGCCAATAACGGGCAGACGAACCGCACATTCCGGTGGGTTGCAATTGGTTAAGGCGATTTGCATCCCATGCGAAAGCATCGCAGATGTATGGCCGCACGTCGAAGCCATGTTAAAGCTTGCTGTGCATCGTACAGGGCTTAATACAGAGGCCGACGTTCGAAGGTCGATCCTCGATGGCTCCGCATTGCTTTGGGTAGCATGGGAAGGGAAAGTCATCAAAGGTGTGGCTGTAACCGAAATAAACGAAACGGCAAGCGGGCGGGTATGCTTGATAGGATATGTATCTGGAAAGAATTTGCCCGAATGGTTTCACCTGAAAGACGCCATCTTTGAATACGCAAGGTCCGAAAAATGCGCAAAAATGCGCATTATAGGACGAAAGGGATGGCTCCGAAGGCTCAAGAATGAAGGGTTCGTAATGTCAAATATCGTCATGGAAAGGCCACTCTGATGGGCGGCAGCACCACGCAAAAGTCCACTTCGACAACGTCTCCGTATGAACCGGCAAAAGCAGGCATCAACAGCCTTTTGTCGCAGATCCAAGGGCTAATCCCGTCAGCCGGGCTAAATTCCAATGAAACGGGCGCATTGGATACGCTCTCCGCGAACGCGCAAGCCGGGAACCCTTATGCCGGGCAAATCGGAGATTTGGCGTCGAGCCTGCTTTCAGGAGGCAATGCGACGGCGCAATCCGGGAATATTCAGGGTGCGCTAGACCAATACCGCACCCAATTGAACCCGTTTGCCAGCGGTTCCATGGTTGGAAACAATCAGGCGCTCCAATCGCAGTTGAATACCGTTTCGAACGATATTTCCAATCGCGTCAATTCCATGTTCGCGGGGGCTGGCCGGGATTTCTCCGGGGCGAACCTGAATTCGCTATCGCGCGGCATTATGGAAGGAACCGCGCCTATTTTGGCAAACCAGTACAATCAGGATGTCCAAAACCAATTGAATGCCGCCGGGCAGCTTTACGGGGCCGGGAACACAACCGCCGGCCTGTTGTCTGGCCTCAATCAGCAAAGCCTTGCCAACCGTCAGGCTGGCATCGAAGCCTCGACCATGGCGCAACAGGCACGGGATTCCGGTGCAAACCAAATCCTGAATGTCGAGGCGCAGCGGCGTGGCATCCCGACACAAAATTATGCCAACCTGCTTGGAACAATCGCACCAGTAGGACAGGCATTCGGGACGACTAACCAAACGACGACTTCCTCTCAACCGATCGAGCAACAAATTCTCGGCGGTGTGCTCGGAGGCCTTGGCCTCGCCGGCAAGATGGGGGGGTTCGGCTCTGGCGGATGGCTGCTTGGTTCTGGTGGCAGCGGATTGTTAGGCGGGTTGGGTGCTGGAGCTGGTGAAGGCATCGCGGCATTAGCTCCGATGCTGTTGGGTTTTCTTTCTGATCGTCGCGCCAAAGAAGACATTGAGAAAGTCGGAGAGCTAAAAGACGGGTCGAACGTCTATAGCTTCAAATATCGCGGCGAACCAAAGACGCATATTGGTCTGATGGCCGATGAAGTGGAAAAGAAAACACCCGAAGCCGTGTACGATGTAGGCGGCGTCAAGATGGTAGATTACGGGGCAGCCACGCGCGCCGCTGTCAAGAGGGCAAGATAATGGGACTTTTCGATTCGTTCCAGTTCGATCCGCAAGGCTATAATCCAATCGGCGGGCTTTTGCAACATTTGCAGGATTGGCAATGGCAGCAACGGGGACAGGGGTTCCCGGCGCTGAACGGTGGCGTTGGTGATGCGCTGAAACCGCCCGTAATCGCCGCGCCGCCTGCGGACAATGAACCGCAGCGTGGATCGCCACTCAGTCTCTCGCCACCGCCGATGGCTGCCCCGCAGACATCGCCGTTCGCCAATATGTTCAATGGTATCAGCAACGGCATTGCCGCTAATCCGATGACGCTCATGGCGCTTGGCAGCGGGATCATGCAGGGGGGGTTCGGCAAGGGCTTGCAATTGGCGATGACAGGATCGGCGCTCGACCAGAAAAATCGTCAGACAACGCAAGCACAGAATGCGACAATTGCCGCGCTGAAAGCCAAGGGACTTTCAGATGCCGAAATCGCATTGGCGGCGTCTAATCCAGATGCCTTGAAATACACTCTTGATAAGATTTATGGTGAGAAAAAGCCATCCGGAACGGTGAAAATCGGAAACGTCGAAATGCCGTACATGCTCAATAGCGACGGCACGATCAAAATGTTGACACCGAATGGTGGGCAATCATTCAATGACTTCGTGTCATCTGGCCAGAAGATCGAAGCGCAAGGAAAAGCCTTGAACGCTGCCGCAGAAACGGAAGCGAAAATCCAGGGAGAGAATAAAGCACAACTGCCAAATACACTAGCGAAGGCTGATGAAACCCTGTCTTTGATCGATTCCATCAAAAATCATCCATCGAAAAAATACAATACGGGATTCGGTGCGTCTGTCCCGGCAATCCCCGGCCAAGGCGGTGTCGAATTCAATGCAATGGTCGATCAGCTAAAAGGCCGGTCGTTCCTCGATGCATTCACAGCGTTGAAAGGCAGTGGTCAAATCTCGAATGTTGAGGGTGAAAAGGCAACGCAAGCTATCGCGCGGCTTGAAAGGAAACAAAGCCCGGAGGCATTTGACCGTGCGCTAAATGATCTTGCTGATGTCATTCGCAAGGGCAGAGAACGCGCTGGCATTCTTGCTGGTCAAAACGCAACTCCGTCGCCGGTGAAACAGAACGATCCTTTGGGGCTCCGCTAATGCCAACGATTAACGATGTGCGTCAGCAATATCCGCAATATGGTGACTTGTCTGATGCACAACTTGCTGATGCGCTGTATTCGAAATTTTATTCGGATATGCCGCGCGAACAATTCAATAATAGCATCGGACTTAAGCAGCAATCGCAACCAACCGGTGTATCTCCTGCGGATTACGCAAAAGACATGGCGTTATCTGGCGGGGTTGGTCTTGCGAAAGGTATAATCGGTCTGGCTGGCCTCCCTGGAGACTTGCGATCTGCAGCATCTCAACTCGGTGGTTGGCTATCTTCCAAAATGCCAAATATTCCCCAAGACGCGGAATCCCTGAAATACGCGAAAAAATACGGATCTCGCGGAGATTTGGGGTCTGGTGTGCTCGATCTGCCAACATCTGCTGAAATTCGTGCTCCAATAGAGAATGTGACAGGTGAATTTTATAAACCAAAAACATCAGTGGGAAATTACGCTGAAACAGTTGGCGAGTTCGTTCCGGCGTCGATAGTTGGCCCAGGTGCGATGCCCGCAAAATTGATGGCGGCAGCCGCAGGTGGGATTGGAAGTGAAGCTGCCGGGCAACTAACTAAGGGAACTTCGGCTGAACCATATGCTCGTGTCGCGGGTGGAGTAATCGGTGGCGTAACCCCGGCATTGGCAGCAAGGGCGATTACACCTAACGTTATTTCGGCAGAGCGTAAACAATTCGTTGATACGTTGCGAGCGAACGGTATCACTCCAACAGCAGGACAAGCCACAGGATCGGAATCCCTGAGATACGCCGAGAGCGCCCTCGGCAATGCGCCCATCTCAGGCGGCAAGGCATCGGCGGTTGAGGCAAAAAATCTGGAAGCCTTAACGTCTGCGGCCATCTCCAAGACTGGGGAAAATGCGTCAAGAGCATCTCCCGATGTAATCAATGCAATGACATCTCGCATCGGAAATCAATTCGAAGGCCTGTCTGCGCGCAATGTTTTGTCCGCCGATCAGCCGATGGTCAATGACCTTATCACGACGGCTCAAAAATATGTTGACCGCACTATTCCTAATATGCGTCCGTCTGGAAAGCATAACATTGAAGGTATAATTACTGGTATAGTTGATGATATGAAGCTCAATGGTGGCGTCATGCCAGGAGAGCTTTATCAGGCTACGCGGTCGAAACTCGGAGATATGGCTAATGCCGCACGCCAATCCGACCCAAATCTATCTCACGCAATCAAGGGCATCCAAAAAGCACTTGATGGGGCGATGGAAAGATCAATCGGGAGAACGAATCCCGGAGATTTAGGCGCATGGCAAAATGCGCGCGAGCAATACAAGAATATGCTCGTGATCAAGGATGCGGTCGCGTCATCTGGCGCTAATGCTGCTGAAGGTCTGATTACCCCGTTGCAGCTTCGGTCTGCGGTGGCTCGCCAGAATAAGGATGCATACGTTAAAGGCAAGGGCGATCTTGCTGACCTGGCCAGAGCTGCGGCTGTTATTATGCAGCCATTGCCGCAATCCGGGACAGCGCCGAGAGCTGCCGCGATGGCAATACCAGCCGCCCTTGGTGCGGGAACTGGAGCGGTACTCGGACCCGGTGGGGCTGGCCTCGGAGCGATGATCGGATCTGCGGCTGGCGCCGCCACCCCCGGAATGGTTGGCCGTGTACTAATGTCGGCACCTATGCAAGCTTATCTGCAAAATCAGGTTATGGCCGGTGTGCCTGTTGGCGAAGCTGTTCGCCGCGCCGCATTATTCAGTGCAACTGTTCCTGCGCTTCAATCCCGCCAGTAACGATGCAAAACCAGCCAGCAATGAAGTTGCAAAAAATGATGCGGCAGTAGCAACTGCCGCGGCTGCGTATCCATTCGGTGTCCATTGCCAATGAGCATTGGTCATCATAACAGACGTAAACACTATAACCTGAAAGACCTTCCACATGGCTTTAGCTGACCTTATCACTGGCGCTGAAAGTGGAGGAAACCCTTATGCCAGAAACTCGCGCTCATCTGCTGGCGGGCTTGGACAGTTTATTGACAGCACATGGCTTGAGATGCTTTCGAAAAACCGTCCCGATTTGGTTCAGGGAAAATCGCGAGATGAACTACTCGCACTCAAGTTTGATCCTAAATTATCGCGGGACATGACTGATGCTTATGCCGCGCAAAACGCTGGCGTTCTTCAAGGCGCGGGCTTTTCAGCCACGCCGGGGGCGCAATATCTAGCACACTTTGCTGGCCCGAAAGGAGCCATCGGTGTGCTTTCCGCCGATCCTTCCACGCCTATCGGATCTGTTCTTGGACCAACGGTAATGGCCGCTAATCCCTTTCTGAAGGATATGACGGCTGGCGGACTTATTTCATGGGCAGACAGGAAAATGGGCGGCAATGCATCACCGGCAATTCCGCCCGCACAAGCTCCGATATTCCCCGATGTGCCGCAAGGACAGCCGCCGCTTGGTATCTCGCCTGAAGCAGTTGCCGCCGCGCCCCTGAATATTCTCCCCGTTTCTTCGCCGCAATCAGATGGTCAATCTTCCGATCAGAATGGCGGGACTATGGGGGCCCTGAATGCGTATCTCTCACAACTCCAAAGCGAACAAGACAGAATGGCGCAAACCATGCCGGCAAGTCCAAAGATAGATTTGTCCAAGGTATATGCCAGTCTCAGAACCGCACCTCAGCGCCGCAACTATTCAAGGGGCTAATAATGACGTTCAACAAATGGTCGAAAACCGCCGCGAGCAATGCGACCGCAGACAGCACAATCAATTGGGCTGAGGGACAGTCTCCGGCATCTGTGAACGATTCCGGCCGTGCCATGATGGCGGCCGCAGCCAAATATCGGGACGACGTTTCCGGGTCGATTACAACGGGCGGTACATCCACGGCTTACACGGTAGCAAGCAATCAATCATTTGCCTCCCTATCAGCCCTGAGCGGCAATAAGGTAGCGTTTGTACCGCACGCGACGAATGGTGCAAGCGCAACGCTGAATGTTGATGGCCTTGGTGCGAAGCCGTTATGGATTTCATCATCGGTTCCGATCCCTGTCGGGTTCTTCACCTCCAACAACATTTACACTGTCACGTATTTTGCGGCCTATGATGCGTTCCTCGTTCATGGGACGCCGGGTGCGCTCAATGCGATTACGACTATCGGCAATGCATCGATCGGCGGCAACGCATCGATCACAGGAAACGAGACTATCGGAGGAACTCTTGGCGTAACTGGCGCGACAACGCTTGCCGCCGTGTCCGCCACCACTGGCACATTCTCGGGAACATTAACGCAAAGTTCAACGTCACACGGGATCATCGCATCCGGGACAACGGGCCAGAGGCCGGCAAGCCCGTCCGCCGGATCGCTTCGGTTCAATAACACTCTCGGCCTGCTTGAATTTGGCGATGGTTCGGCGTGGAACCAGCCAAGCATCGCGCAACCGATCGCCGGGGGATATCGATCGCTCGTCATCGTCAACAACTCCGGGACGCCGAATTCGATGATCGACGTTGATGCGGATGCGGTGACGGTCGAGACATCATCCGGTGTGGCTTATCGTCTGAAAAACATCAGTCTGACGATCAATTCGCTCACATCCGGCGCGAACGGCCTCGACACGGGCACCATTGCAGCATCGACGTGGTATTACATCTATGTAATCTACAATCCAGCGACAACGACGGTCGCCGGGCTTATTTCCCTTTCTTCCACATCGCCCACGCTCCCGAGCGGGTATACGGCGTTTGCGCGCATCGGTGCGAACAAGACAGACGGCTCGCTGGCTTTCTATCGTGTGCGACAGGTCGGGAGCCGCGCGCAATTTGTCGTCACGGCAGGTAGCAATACGGCATCATTGCCAACGATGGCCTCTGGCGCTACCGGGAATATCTTTACGCCGACGTGGACGACTGTTTCAACGACTCCATTTGTACCCATAACAGCAACTTCACTTCGTGGAGTTGTCGCGTGCGCCAATACGACGGCCATTATCGCCCCAAACGATAGTTACGGCGCAAATACTAGTCTCACCAATCCGCCGCCAGTAAATCATTCTACTTCCGGTTATGCGACGTTTCTTTTTGACATGCCGCTTGAGTCGTCGAACATCTATTGGGCGACGAATAATTCGAACGCCTATCTCCATTGCTCAGGATGGGTAGACAACATTTAGAGGTTCTATCCATGGCAATTCCTATTGTCGGTAAATGTTTCGATACAGCATCGGAGTTTCTTGACTATCTTGACGATGTGAAGTTCGGTGCGTGGCGTCCGCGTTTTGTTACGGTGCATCATACAGGCTCGCCTGATTGCGGCTTCATGATACGCAAACTAAGGCTGGTCACGTCATCGGATCAACTGGGGCAAACGCGGCGCTCGATCAGGCAAATTCCGAACTGGCCGATCTGCGGTCGAAGCAGGCGCAGGAATAGTCGTGCGGACGTGATTTTCGCGGCGGGATGATCGCCGCTCGTTCAAATCTTCCCGTTCCAAAATCCGAAAGAGGCTACCATGGCAGTGCGAAATCGCGAGGCCGCAATCCTGCGCGTCTTGGCGCATGAGGGCGGATATACCAATCACCCGTCCGATCCCGGCGGGCCGACGAATTGGGGCATCACCATTTATGATGCGCGCAAGTATTGGAAGTCTGGCGCTACCGCTTCGGACGTGAAGGCGATGCCCAAGAGCGTTGCGGTCGAGATTTACCGCGCGAAATATTGGGATGCCCTGCGCTGCGACGATCTCCCGGCTGGCGTCGATTACGCCGCGTTCGATTACGGCGTCAATTCCGGCATTGGCCGAAGCGGAAAGGTGCTGCGCCGCGTCGTCGGCATCCAGGCAGATGATTACCGCGTGACGGACGCGGTGTTGGCGCAATGCGCGCTGCGCAAGCCAGAAGCGATCATCAATGCCATCTGTGATGAGCGCGACAAGTTTTTGAGGTCGCTCAGGACGTGGCCGGTGTTCGGCAAGGGCTGGGCGCGACGTGTGATCGAGGTTCGCAAGGCCGCGCTGACGATGGCCGAAAATGTCGCGCCGATTTCAGCCGTCACGCTGTCGGAGGAGCGCGCCAAGGCAACGCCGCCCGCGCCGACGATCGCAAAAGCCTCAACGGCCGCGCCAGCCGCGACCGTTGGTCCCGTGGTTGCCGCTGGTGCCGCACAGGCGGCCGGGTGGCCGTCCGAATGGATGATCGGCATCGCTGTTGCGGCAATCGCGGTCGTCGCCATCGCGGCCGGAATTGCGGCCTATCGCCACAAGCGCTCGGCCGAAGCGCCGATGCCCGGCACTGACGCCGTTCCCCTCAAACTCGCATAGGAGACAAGCACCATGAAAACGATCCTCGCGCTGACTGCGCTCACTGTCATCGGCTACATCGGCTATATCGCGGCGATGTCATGGCGCAAACAGACTGGCTCTGTTTGGGAGCGGGTGCTTGGTACGGCGAACGATTCCGCGACCATTCTGTGGTCAAAGCTTGTCGCCGCGATCGGCGCGCTCGTTGCGGGGCTTGATTTCGTCGCTGACTATCTCGACGCGCCCGACGTGAAATCGACGCTGCAAGGCATGGTCAACCCGAAATATGTTGGCGGATTTGTGCTGGCTGTCGCGCTGGTGACGATCGCCGCGCGCATGCGCTCGCTGAAAAGCTGACATGCTGACGACTATCCTGTCATGGGCTGGGTCGCTACTCGGCGGCCCTTTCGCCAAGGCCGCGCTCGACGCCTATAAATCAAAGCTCGACGCCACGTCCAATCATGACGCGCGGACGGCCGAGCTTGCGGCGCGCGAACTCGCAATACAACAACGCGAGACGGAACTTTCCGCGCAAATCCGCATCGCTGAAATCGGCAAGTGGTACGAGCCTTCCCACCTGTTCGCCTACATCATTGTCATCTATTTCGGCAAAATCGTCATCTGGGACAAGGTGCTTGCGCTCGGATCAACAGACTCACTGACGGGAGATGCGTCAACATGGGCCGGTATGATCATGGCGTTCTATCTCGGCAAGCGCGGAATTGAAAACGTCGCAACAATCCTCAAGCGAAAATAAGGGTATCAATTCCCATGACCGACCTTGACCCAGTTTCGGCGTCCATCGGCGGACTTCAAGCCGACGTGACAACGCTCATGCGTTCGTTCGATCGGCACGTTCAATCCGAGGAAACGGACCGGCGCGAGTTGATGGGAAAGCTCGACGACATCAAATCGTACATGGTCAAGGTCGATGGAATCGAATCCAAAATGTCAAAAATCGAGCCGGAGATCGAGACGATCAAGAATATCCGAGCGAAACTTGCAGCGCTCGCCGTGTTCGCTGGCGGCGTGTTCACGCTGCTGATCGAGGGCGTCAAGACATTCGGGCACGATTTCGTGTCGTGGCTGCACCGGCACTGACGCCGGAATTTTTCTCAACAGCAAGGGGACTGATCTCATGATGCTGCGATCCATGATCGCGACGGCGCTGGCGTTTGCCGTCGTCGCTGCCCTGACGATTTCCGCCGATGCACGGCCTCGGCGTCTCGCCGTCGCGCCGGAATGCAACATCACGATGCCGTGCGAAGGCGTCGGACTTGGTAACGGGTCTCGTACTGTTGCGCGCCGAGTTGGCCGCACCATGGCAATTACTGCTGATACCGCCTATCAGTCCACAATCGGCCAGCCAGTGGCTTTTGTCGGCGGTAGGCTCAATTGTGCTCGCGCCGTCAACGCTCATTTGGAAGCATCTGGAAGGCGTGGGACTGGTTCAGCAACGGCGAGGTCATTTGCCGGTTGGGGTACCCCGTCCGGTCCTGTGCCTGGCGCTGTTGCGCGCTATGGATGCTGTGGCCCGACCGGCCATGTTGCGATTGTAAGCCACGTTGATGAAGCCGGTTCTGTTTGGGTCTGGAATCCTTCCCCGCATGGCTGGCGTCTTGTCCGCCAGTGGCGGAGGCCGATTGAGTATCGCGCTTGACAAGGTACGACCCGGAAGGGTTTTTGTATCGCGGTGCATGGGTAATCATCCTGATCATCGCGGTGCTTTCATTCGCGCTGTTGGCCGCCACGAAAGCCAAGTCTGAATCAGGCATGGCGTCTTATTACTGGCATGGCCAGCGCACGGCGTCCGGCGAGCGATTCAATCCAGACGCCATGACAGCGGCGCACAAGTCGCTTCCTTTCGGCGTCATTGTGACTGTTCTAAATGTCTCGAATAACAGATCGGTAAAGGTTAGAATTAATGATCGCGGCCCGTTTATCAAGGGACGAATCATTGATCTATCACGCGCCGCCGCCCATGTCCTGGGAATGATCGAGACAGGCGTGGCAAAAGTAAGGATCACCGTGGACTGATGGCAGCCAAAAACATTCCGGTTGAGCGTGTTCTAGGGCTTTTCACTCAGTTTGGTGCCGCAGAAACCGCAAGACGGCTTGGCATCACCGAGCGCAATGTTTACAGACGTATCGCGAGGGTCCGCAAGAGCGCATCAGTTACCCCCCCGACAAAACAAGGGTCGCGGATTGAGCACTCGCAACGGCAGGAATTTAGCGTCGATAACGGTTGCGTCATTATCGGTTCTGACTTTCACATCTGGCCGGGGTGCGAAAGCACATGCCTTCGCGCCTTCAAGTTACTATGCAAGGAACTCAAACCAAAGGCCGTCATCCTGAACGGGGATGTACTGGATTTTCCGAAGATCAGCCGTCACGCTCCGATCATGTGGGAAGACAGCCCGGACCCTCAAGATGAGATTGAAGCGGCCCAGGATCATCTACATGCCATTGAACAGGCATCCGGCAGGGCGCTGAAAATATGGACATTGGGAAATCACGATGCACGCTACGAATCACGTATCGCTTATATCGCCCCGCAGTTCAAACGCATCAAAGGCGTGCATTTGAAAGATCACTTCCCATCGTGGGTTCCAGCTTGGTCCGCTTGGATCAATGGCGATGTGGTGGTAAAGCATCGTTTCAAATCTGGCATCCATGCGCCTCACAATAATACGATGTGGGCAGGCAAGACGATGGTTACCGGCCATCTACATAGCCAGAAGGTAATGCCTATCACGGATTACAACGGAACTCGATACGGCATAGATACCGGATGCGTTGCAGACCCGTACCATAAATCCTTCATTGACTATACCGAAGATTCCCCTGTAAACTGGATTTCAGGGTTCGCGGTGCTCAAGTTCAAAAATGGCCGTCTGATGCTCCCGGAACTGGTCAAGAAATGGGACGAAGACGCCGTTGAATTCCGTGGCGAAGTCATCAAGGTATAGCAATGGCCCAAAAATACGAACAGGTGTATGATGGAGAGTGGTTCATGCCTGTGAAGAAAAACTACAAGAACGCCTGTTGCGACTGCGGTATGGTGCATAAGATCAACCACAAGATCAAGGACGGCAGCTTGTGGCTTCAATTTTCGGTTGATCGTCGCGCAACGTCCGCCATGCGGCGGGCCTTCAAGTTCACAAAGGAGGCGATATGATACTTCCCGTACCCAAAGCTGAAGGGTTGTGCTATATGAACAGTCCGTTCAACCGGGGGCGGTTTCCCATGATTCGCATTAACGCCGCGTGGCTCATAACCAGCGAGGAAGCGATTGATGCCCTAGACAGGCTTGTCGCTGGTCAAACTGTTTTGGAATCACTTTCCATTTTGTTCGGCGCGCAGGGCGCGCTGGAGCAAATTTTCGACCAGAGCTTTTACAAAGACCATGTGCGAGCCTCTCGGACTGCCGGTAGGACGTTGCATGAGCGCGTCAGTGCCTTTCTCAACGCTGATGATTGGACAACAAAGAAGATCGAGCAATATGAACTCGTCTCGTTGCTCGCCGCCAAAAGCACTTTCAAAACGGTATTCTTGGCCGATTTAGGCGTGATGCCGATTTACATTGTGTCCAAAAAAGACACCTTCGATGTCAGCCTACTAATTGACGCCGGGATTAATTTGTTCCCTGGGGCGATTATGGCGAAAGTGCCGGAAGTCGAGAAGGATGCCAGCGAAGTTGGTCGCGCCCTAGCATACGAACTCTCGACGGCTTGCGGCTTTCACACGTTCCGTGTAACTGAATCAGTGCTTAGGCGATATTGGGATGTTGTCAGTAAGGGCAAGGCTCGCCCGAAGTTGCAGACTTTGGGGAATTTCGCCGCCCAAATGGAGAAAAACAAATACGGAGACGACAAAGTAATTGAGGCCATCAAGCAGATGACAAAACTGCATCGCAATCCGTTAATTCATCCCGAAGTTATTTTGACCGTCGAAGAAGCTATCGGAATTATCGGAATGGCCAGAAGTGTAATTGCGATGATGCTCCAGGTTCTTCCTGACGTACCGGCTACGACCGGCGCACCCGCGCTTGTCGCACAGGGAGCAACACCTTAGCGGCGTTATCAAAGGACTCTCCGCTTTCATCAATACCAAGTTTCCGAGCGGTTTCCTTGAACCGCTCGGATTGCTCCTTGTCAGTCATTTTTGGTTTTGGCTTTGCCTTTTTCTTTTCGGCTTTTGCCATACGGCCTCTCAGTGATGAGCTGTCCTATACTTGAGACGCTTACCAACGATTCCCTTAAACGCAATCTCGGTGCGCTCCAGATCATTTACGCCGAGCGAGATGCGGTTGCTTTTGCCGCCCATCTTGGAGATGCGCTCGGTGCCGCCGCAGTGCGGGCAAACGGGGCCGTTAGGCCAAACACGGGCTTCAACCCAGCGATAGGCGGCGGCTTCGTCGTGGAAATACTTGGCATCAATGACTGATTTGGACATGGCGCAGAATCCCTTAGGTGTCCCAATCCTATAGGTGCACTTTGGGTACGTCAAGTATGATATTGCCACAAAGGACGAAGAATGAGCTTCCCGTCTGACATCAAAGCCATCTCGTTTTCTCAGGTGTTCGAGGACGGGTCGATCCTCGTTTCGTTCAGCACTGCGGACAACGTGCGCCATATCTTCCGCGTTGGGTATAACCAACTATTGCTGATGAATGATGCAACGTCGTCCGCGCTAGCCGAGATCGGCAGCAAAGAAGCTATACCGTTCACGGCTTAAAATCGCACGCTTCCGCGCCAAGCTCGGCATATCCGGCAATATCTTTCCAGTGATCTTTCTCGTATGGGTTGCCGGAAAGTATCCGTGCAATTTTCGTGCAGATCATTTCCAGTGCCTCCATTTGGGCTTGCGATGAAATTCCCCCGTTGGTCAGATGAATGATATATTTCAGTTCTTGCGCGATTTCCGCAGTTTCGAAAAAGTCGCCATGAGTTTTTTCGCGCTCATCAAGAATTTTTTTTCGCGCCATCTTCATTTTCCCTTCCTGAGAACACATCAGCACCAGTGCTGAATAGCTTTGCCAGTTCCTCGCGCTCATTCCATGCTTTATCCGGCGGTAGCCCACGGTTCCTGGCGGCTGCGTAAGTGTCATTAAGTAGACGCTCGATCTCTGTTTCGATCATCCCAAATCCTCTTGTCTTGGTTTCATGCGATGCGGAGAGGTGGCGAGGCATCAATCGTTGCCGGTGTTCGCGATTTCGAGCAGCACATCCGCGTGGCACGGTTGACCAATCTTGCACCAGCAGGCGAGATTTTTCCCGCGTAGGGCAGTTTGGATTGCCATCAAAGTCGGCGGCGGGCCGACCTTAATTGTTGGTCCGATTTTGAGATTTTTTGTTTCGGAACCAAAACGTATGCTCCGCTCCATATATATGAGATTCTTGCCCTCGATTGGCGTAACCCACTCGCGGAACGCCCGCACAGATGCCTCATGACGACCGGCAGGATTGCCCAGGCATCCGTAATACAATGCCAGCCAACAGTAATCCGGTGCTAGAAAATTGAACGGATTCCCCCATTTCGTCGAACGATCAACCTTCACCGTGTTAGGCGGCATGCGCCAGCCCTTAACACGCGAAAGCTGGATGCGGCGCGGCGCGGTCATGTCGGCACCCCGCATTTCTGGCATCCGTGAAGCCATTCATTTGCGATCTTGCGCGTCTTCCAGCCGTCGCGCTTGGCAGCGCCCCACGCTTCCGCAAAATCATCCGTGCCGCTGTCGAAAACTTCGTCGCAGCTATCGCACTCGATGACGATTTTCCCGTGTTGTCGGTCGATCATGGCGCGGCCTCATCTCTTGTCGTCGGACACGTATGACTCTTGCTTTATCCAATCCTGGATTACAGGTGCGCCACGCGCCGTATCTGATGTTCGATTGCCTCTTGCAGGCTTTCCCGAAGGTTCGGGTTGAGTAGCCATTGCGCGCAGGAGGAAATCAAAGCGGTCACGTTTTGGTTTATCCATGGATTGTCTCATTGATTATCTGCCTCACTCTAACGCCGCCAGCTGCGAGTAGAACCACCCCGAGAACAAACAAACCGATAGCGCCCCAAAATTGAAATTGGCTAACCGTCATATAATAGACGATGATCTTCTCCGGCACATCCTTGGATGCAAAAGCGATGTCTTTCGCAATGTTGAAAGAGGAACCAAAGAGGCCAGAGCCAACCGAAAAGCAAAACGTGGCCATGCCGCCAAGTGAGGCAAGGCCGTAGAGTTCTCCCTTCGTAAGCGGATATTCCTTCATCGGCCGCCTACCTGGTTGGCGGTCGAACCCGCTACCTGAAGACCTTTTTCGGGGTTGCAAAATGTACCATTCATCACAGCAACACACCTCACGCCGGAACGGACTCCGCTATCGGCGCTATTCGTGCGAATGTCGTTGCCTTCGCTCCCAGTTTCCGTTTATCTTGTGCCTCCATCCGCTTGCCTTTGACCCTGGGATTGTCCATCCTTTTGCCTTTTTAATACCTGAATTTCGGCGGAAATTGCGCTCGGACTTCGCAATGCGTGGGATATCTTCTTTGCTGGTTTTGGTCGAATGACACGATCTGCAAAGCACTTGGCAGTTTTCGAGCGTCGGCTCGCCTCCGAGAGCATCCGGTACGACATGATCATAATGCCAGTCGCCAGCCATCATCTTGCGTGTACAACATTCGCAAAATCCGTTTGACCTACGGGCGGCGGTAGCTTTCGTCTTTGATGTGAATTCGCGTCTCATTGCTGCCTTTCCAGTTCAGCCGATGATACGCCGATCATCGATGAAATCAACTCCAAAATCGCAGTCTTTGATTTCTGGAACATTTCCTTTCCCATAGCGCGGTAGGACTGGCTTTTAGCCTTCCTGATAACAACGATCTGGCCGCGCACCAGCACCAACAAGAAGTCATCTTGGGACCGCAGGAACGCGGCTATACGTTCGGCGGCATCGCTTGTCCCGGCATCTATGATCGTCTCATCATAGAAACCGCAGTCGATCAGTGATCGTTTCCGCAAGTGCTCTGGTGTCGGATACAGTTCTGCAATTCCTTCCGGCAGGGTTTTCCACGCATCTCGGACGAAGGCAAATTCTTGCCGATGCGATGCATCGGAGCGTGAATGCACCGGAGCTAGCATGTACGCCTCTCCGATCACATAATACCTATCGGCTCGGCGCGACTGGATTGGAATCATGCTTTCGCCATCCCATTCAAAAATCAGTGGCGGAACCGCATCGTTCATCCGTATTTCTCCCGCAGTTTAGAGACAGTTTCATCGATTTCTAGCAAGAATTCAGAGATGGATGTTCCCAAATCGTGCATCAAAGCCTCATCGCAATCGATCCTCTTGACGAATAATTGCATTGTCTCAGGCATTCTCGGATCGAACGAAACGAAGTCGCACCACTTCCTGCCAGTGCATGCCATTTGCCATTGCATTTGCGTGATGTATTTTCCTGGGACGTTCTGTCCCAAGAGCGTCTCGATATGTGTTGCGGTATTCGGACACTTGATTTCAACGAGGCCATCATCACCAACGAGACCGTCCGGGCTTGCGCCCGACATAGAGATGGTCGGGTGAGGTACAAACCCGACTTGCTCGACAATCGCATCCGTCAAAAACTCATACGCCACGCGCGCGTCCGGCTCTGTCATAATTCCCCAATCCATGGCCGCATTGCGGTATCCGTCGACGACCTTCCCAGTGAGCCGTTCCGCGACCAACTGCGCCGCGTAATTCGCACGGCTAGCTCCCCATCCTGTTTTCGTCTTCGCGATGACATCTGCCACGCGCGATGCCGTAACCTTTCCGAGGCGTTCGCTGAACCATTCCGGCGATCCTTGGTCAAACATTGCGCGCCGCCTTTGCCTTGAGCTTCGCCATGGCGTCATCGTATCGAGATGCTGGCAAGCTCTCGATCGCGTCAACCTTGAGATATTCGAGGAATTTGGCACGGTTCGCGCCTGATGCCTCGATCAAATCGACAATTGCCATCGCTTGTTCTTCGGAAATGAGTGGTGCGGTTGCCGCAGCAATACCGTCATCATCCTCGCCCCGGCTTGTAAGGTTCAGAAGTGCGCCAGCCGTATAGCGCTTTCCGTAGGAAATAGACGATCCCACGGCTTGGATAGCATTCTTGCTCCCACTGGTATCAATCGGGAACGGCATAATCGTTTCCTCCGCGTGTCCTTCGCGGTGGCTCAAGATGCCGGTCACAACGATCTTGTCGCCTGTTTGGCTAGTCCTGAATGAAAGGGAGAAACCATATTTCGTCAATATCGGCTTTATTTGCTCGTTCACGTCCTCCCAAAGCGCGTATGTTGATTGCGTATTCCCGTCGCGGCCACGAATGGCACCGCGCTCCTTGATGACGGGAAGATCGGCCTGCATATCGGCAAGCGCTGACGCATAAGCGGAACGCGCGTTTCTGTCCATGACGCGCTCTTGCATCTGGATCAGTCGTTCCATTTTCTCAATGTCGATATTCGGGTTCGTCGCGGCGCGCTCGATGACGTGAAACAGAGCCTCAGTTTCGCTCATTTGCGCTGGCACGGTAGCTTCGCGTTTTGCAATTGCGGCCATGTGATTTCCTCTTGTGATTTGTTGGCGCGTCCGGCTTGTGATCGTGTGTTTCGCTCACATACTGTCGGGCAACGACCCTATACGATCTTGCTTCAACGTGGTTCTTGTGCGGCGGCATTGGATTTTCTATCATGCCGCATTTCAGCGGTCAATTGCTGTATCATGAGCGGTCGCAAAAGAGCCTCGCATTCCTTTTTGTTTTGCCACTGCCGATGGACTGTGTAATGCGCTATCCTGCGGCGCAACATCGCGATCCGTTCGATCCTATAGGCAGCGCGCATCATCGACGCCTTCTGGTATGCGCCAGTTCCTCGCGCTCCAGATCGTCAATGGCTTCACCATCGGAATCAAGAATGTCGGCCAGCTCGTTGATGGCCTCACGGATAAACGAAACGCTCTCGTCATCCGTTTGCCCTACTGACATCGATGATGCCGCCTCCGCAAGAAGCGATTCGAGATAATCGCAAACAGCGTTTCCGATTTCCGCGATGTGCTTCGCGTTGTGCTCACATTCAAGACCGTTTGTCACAACCCCGAACGGGACCGGATGCGTTGTTACTATTCTTGCGATCATGTCGTTTCTAGCTTTTGTAATGTCGAACGCCATTTGTGCTTCTCCACGATTGCTTGTGCGGTTTCGTAGTCATCAGTTGTTGGTAGTTTCCATTGCCAATTCTTCCGCACCGAGATCGCGCTCATGTTTTGCGTATGCCTGCGCGGCAGCAAGCGCACCGCGCAACTTGTCAATCTGCGGACCAAGTTCTGCCAGCAAATCGGCATGTGAGTCGCCATGACCTGTGCTGAATGAGTGTTTTATCATGAAAGTTGCGAGGTCTTCATGTTGAGTGGAAATCTTTCGGCGCTGTAATTCAACCAACGTGGTCAGGCGCTCGATTTCGTTTGCTGCGGATTTGGCATCTTCCCGTGCGATTTCGAATGCAGCAATTCCACCGCATCCATGACCTTCGATACTGTTAAGGAAATCAAGGATAGTATTCACGTCGGCACCCCACACTTCGGACAACTGTGCAGCCATTCATTTGCGATCTTGCGCGTCTTCCACCCATCGCGCTTGGCCTCGGCCCACGCCTCGGCAAAGTCGGCCGTGTCCGCCTCGAAAGTTTCGGAACAACTGTCGCATTCGAAAATCAGTTTGCCGTATTGTCTATCGATCATTACTCGCCCCCGATAAGATCAGCGACATCAATACCTTTGGCGCGCTCATAGCCGGACAAGTTGCAATCGTCGATGTCGCCCCACAGGCCGCTCACGTTTCCCCGCAGGCCGCTCACGTAGCCCCGCAGGTCGCTCACGTCGCCCCGCAGGTCGCTCACGTTTCCCCGCAGGCCGCTCACGTCGCCCCGCAGGCCGCTCACGTTTCCCCGCAGGC